ATGGGAAGATGACTCAGAAGAAGATTTTGATGAAGATAATGATGACGAAGATATTGACGAAGAAGAAGATAAGGAGTAAAAGACTTTATGGCTAAGGACATTAAATTATTTAAAGATGGGAATGAAATAACTATTAATGAAACTCAACTTGATAGTTTTATAAGTTTAGGCTGGAAACAAGAAAAAGAAAATATATCAACAAGCAAAAAGGAAAATAAAAAATGGCAACACACTTTGGAAAAGAAGGAGTCGTAAAAGCTGGTGGAACAGGTATAGGTGAACTTACATCTTATACTTTAGAAACTACTGCTGATGTCGTAGAAGATACTCAATTATCTGATGCAACTAAATCATTTGTAGCTGGAAGAACATCATTTTCAGGAAGTTTAGAAATGAGTTATGATGAAACTGATTCTCCACAACAAACATTAACTGCTGGAACTTCAATATCTTTTATATTAGCACCTGAAGGTAATTCATCAGGAGATGAAACTTTTACAGGTACAGGAATTGTAACAGGAATGAGTGTTAATATTTCATTAGATGGAATAACAACTAGATCAGTTACATTTCAAGGCACAGGAGCATTAACAAGAGGAACTGTCTAATAATATTGTATGAAATTTATTGACAGAGCAAAATCTCATTTTGAGTCTCTTGGTGTTCAACATATAGAAGTTGAAGAATGGAAAGACGAAGCTGGAAATCCAAGTGTAATATATTGGAATCCAATTACTTTATCTGAAAAAAATAAACTATTTAGAAAATCTGATAATCTTAATGATGTTAGTATTCTTGCTGATATTCTAGTTATGAAATCACTAGATAAAGATGGCAACAAATTATTTACATTGGAAGATAAACTTGGCTTGATGCACAAAGTTGATTCTGATGTACTCTCTAGGATAGCGACTGCAATGGTACAAGCTATCAATCCTGAACAGGTAAAAAAAAACTAAAATCTGATCCTCAATTTAAAAATTGTATTATTCTTGCTGATAGGTTAAAAATATCCATTAGAGAAGTTTTACAAATGGAAGAATGGGAATATAATATTTGGATTGGCTATCTAATGTTAGAAAAAGAAGAACACGATATGGCTATGAATAAAGCAAGGCATAGATAATGGCACAAAATTTAGTATTAAATATATTAGCAAAAGATAAAACTAAAATGGCCTTTAATGGCATTAGAGCTGGTTTATCTAATTTAAGAAATTCAATATTCTCTGTTCAATCTGCATTATTAACTATTGGTGCTGGTCTTGTTGGTAGATCATTTATCAAAGTAGGACGAGATGTAGAACAATTAAGATTAAGATTCTTTTTCTTATTTGGCTCTGTTAATGAGGGGCGTAAGGCATTTGATACGCTAGTTAAATTTGCTGGACGAGTTCCTTTCACACTAGAAGAAATAGCACAAGCATCAGGAAATCTTGCAGTCGTATCTAAAGATGCAGATGCATTAGGTAAAAATTTAGAACTTGTAGGTAATATCGCAGCAGTAACAGGAATTGATTTTAGAGTAGCGGCAGAACAAGTTCAAAGATCATTATCAGCTGGATTAGCTTCAGCAGAAATATTTAGAGAAAGAGGTGTTAGAGCAATGCTTGGTTTTAAATCAGGTGTATCTTTAAATGCAGAACAATCAGGTGAAGCTCTTTTAAAAGTATTTGGACCAGGAGGAAAGTTTGGTAAAGCGGCAGAAGTATTAGGAACAACATTTGATGGTACTCTATCAATGATTTCAGATAAAGTATTTCAATTTCAATTAGCAACTAATGAAGCTGGATTTTTTGATTTCTTAAAAGGTGGTCTTATTACTATTAATAAACTTGCAGAAGAAAATGCAGTTGTTTTAAGAAAGATGGCAACATCTTTAGCAAAAGGTATGATGACTTTTATTGAAGAAGCAGTAGTAGGTTTTATTAAAACTGTAAGTGCAATTAAAGTTGTATTCAAAACAATAGGATCAGGAATAATGGGAGTAATAGATATAATTAATTTTCTTCCTCCTGTTGTTAGAGAATTAGGAATAATAGGATTTTTAGCATTAGGTACTAAAGGTAGATTATTAGTATTTGCTATAGGTCTTATTATAAATCAAATACAAAAATTATTAAAAAAATTAGGTATAGAAGTTGATCTAGGTCTTAATAAAGGATTAGAAGAAACTAATAATAAAATTGAAGGTGCTAGAAGTATATTTGAAAGAATGAAAAAAGAGATAGAATTAAATACTATTGAAGTTGCTGAAATGAAAAAAAAGGTTGAAGAAGCAAACATAGAAGCAGAAAAATTAAAAAGAAATATATCTCCATTTAGAAAAGAAATAGAAAAGTTAAATGAAGATTCACTTAAAAAATTAACTAATTTATCTAAACAAGCATTTGAAATATTTGAAATGGGTGTAAAAGGTTTATCAAAAGGAATCGCAGAAAGTATTGTATTAGGAAAAGATTTAGGAAATACATTTAAGAATCTTGCAGATCAAATATTAATTAAATTAATAGGTGCATTAGTTGAAGTAGCAATTAAGATAGGTGTTCAGATTGCATTAGAGAATACTACAATAGTCGCATTATTAACAAAATTAGGAATTGAAAAACAAATTACTGCAGAGAAGAAAAAACAAAATAAAGAAACTAAATCAGGAAACATACATCAATTAGTAGATATAGGATTGTCCTTTTTAGGTGGTAATGCACAAGGTGGAGCATTAAGAAAAGGAGAGCCAGCTCTTGTTGGAGAAAGAGGACCAGAGCTTTTTATCCCTAACAGTTCAGGTCAAATAACTCAAAATGCTAGAGGAATGAGTGGAAGATCAGCAGTAGTTAATTTTAATATTAATACAATAGATTCAAGAGGATTTGATGAAGCATTAGAAGAAAATAGAGGAACTATTACTGCAATTATTAATAATGCTTTAGCAGAAAAAGGTAGAGGAGAGTTAGTATAATGGCTGGTGCATTTCCAATAGCTACTGCAAAGTTTGAAACAATGGGAATTAGTTCTATTCAAAGTACAATTATATCTAAATCTATTAATGGAAAAAAACTATCAAGGACTATTGATAATCAAAGATTCAGTTTTACTGCAAAAGTTATAATAGGAAAAAGATCAGATATTTATGGAAGTCTTATGGCTTTTATTATGAAACAAAGATCAGGAAAAGAAAATTTTACAATTATTCCTCCTGATGTAAGTTCTACAAAAGGAAGTGAAGCAGGCACAGTTTTAGTCAATGGAGTTCATGCAGTAGGAGATACGACAATAGCATTAGATGGCTTTGCAAGTGATGGCGCTGGCAGATTTAAAGCGGGAGACTTAATTAAATTTGCCTCACACTCAAAAGTTTACATGGTTATAGATGATGTTACTTCTTCGTCTAATGCCGCAACAGTAACTATTGAGCCACCTTTAATTACAGCATTAGCAGATGATAGTGTAGTCACATATAACAATGTTCCTTTTACAGTTCATTTAACAAATGATGTTCAAGAGTTCGGATCAGTAGGATCAACAAAAGATGGAGATGTATTATATCAATTTGAATTTGATGTAGAAGAATCTCTATAATGGCTAAATATCTTATAAAACATTGGATCAATGTTGATGTGATCGCAGAAAAAGTAGTTGATGAATCTGAAATAGAAGATTTTAAAACAAACGATTTAGGTAAAAATAAAATACCTGATGGCACATTTAGTTTTGTTATGATAAAAGATAGCGAGAAACTAAACAGAACAACATACGAGATTTATGACGAGAAGCTTAACGACGGCAGTAAAAACCCAGCTAGCGACAAATGAAATAAGACCATTTCATTTATTGACAATAGGATTTTCTACGCCTGTAAATTTAACTGATAATAGTTTTAGTCTTACTTCATCAATATCAGGATCAAGTACAACATATACAGCTTCTCCTTTTTTAGTATCTATACCTAGCTTTGAAGAACAAACAGATATTACAAAAACAAGTTTAAGTATTACTCTATCAGGTGCAGATCAAACATTTATATCAACTGCATTAAATGAAAATATAGTCAATGATAGTGTAGTTATTTTTAGAGGATTATTAGATACAAATAATTCTATTATTGCGGATCCCTTATTATTATATCAAGGAACAATTGACACTTTTCAAATAAATGAGTCAGAAAACGAATCAGCTTTAAATATTACAGTAGTATCTCATTGGGCAGATTTTGAAAAAAAATCAGGTAGAAAAACAAATAATTCATCTCAACAAAGATTCTTTAGTACAGATGTAGGAATGGATTTTTCAAGTCAAACTGTATTAGATATTAAATGGGGTAGAAAATAATGCAAGATATTATAAATTTTTATAAATCGTTTGATAGATATAGTTGTTTTACAAATGAAATATTATTTGAAGAAAACAAAGATTGTATAAAATATAACCAATATAAAGTTTTTAGAGATGATAAAGGTATATATGGATATGTAAGTTGGACATTTTTAAATCAAGAAAATCTTAATTATTTTTTAAAAACAGGCATAGTAGAAGAATATAATTCAGGAAATATATTTGTTCATTTAGATTTTTTAGCTAAAAGAAATATTAAACATATATATAAATGGTCATTAAAAAA